AGCATTTATGGGACAAGATATCGATTTTAAATTAGCTGGTGCAACTCGTATTGGCGCTAAAAGTTCTTATGCAGTTGGTCCTATATCAGACCCTACACAATATGGTAGGCCAGGAAAAATGGAAGAAATACCATTTGAACGTGAACAAACTAAAGCTCTTGGTGCAGAACTAGCAGATGAGTCTGCAATTGAAGCTGCATTAGATGCAGAAATTGACAAGCTTGATATAGCGCAAAGAAATGCAGACCCTGTTGGAATTATGGAAGCTGAAACTAAAATCAAAGGTTTACAAAACGAATTAACTAAAGCAATAAAAGTAACAGCTGCTAAAAAAGAAACTTTTGGTGAAGCATATGAAACACAGTATTTAAAAGAAACAATATCTGCAAGACTTAAAGGTAAAGTTACTCCAGAAAATTTAGAGTTAATGGCTGAAGATGTTAAACCATTACCTACTACTCCTAAAGGTAAAGGACCTGGCATTAAAGCTGCTGAATCAATTATTCAATCTGGTGTAAGTCCTAAAAAATTACCTACTGATAAATTAGCTCCAGCTAAATTTACTGAAGAAAAAATTATTAAAGGTGGTAAATTAGTTGGTGTTAAAAAGATACCATTACCTAAAGGTGAAGATATAGGATATGGTGAATACTCTCAATCTAAATCTAGTATGAAATCAGTTAGTATTGAAAGAGAATTAAATCAACCTAAAGGTATTGATGAAGCTGCAGTTGATAATACATCTCAAACATCTGGTAGTTTAAAAGAAGTTATGGCTGCACGTGAAGGTAAGATAGACCCTATTACACAAAAACCATACAAAACTATGACAGGTGTTACTAAAGCTGGCGATATACAATTAAATAAAATGCCTGAAACTTCTTTTCCTACAACAGAAATAGGTTCAAAAGGTAAACCTATGAAAGGTGATTTTTATTTTAGAGAAACAGGTCCTACTCCTTCTGAATCATTAGCATTTCAAGAAAAACGTAAACGTATGGATATTGGTAAAGGTGATGTTAGACCTGGAGATGAAGCACTTGATGATTATCCACCATACAGTCAAAAAGCTCGTATAGCAGAACGTAGAGGACAAAAACCTACAGGTCAATTTCAAACCAAAAAAGTTTCAGGTACTAAAGTTAGTTCAGTTACTCCAGATGCTCCTAAACAACAACAGTATTCTGGTCTAAAAGAAGTTGATAGTCCTGAACTTAAACAATACGTTGATGAGTTTAAAGCTGCTGGGCAAACATCTCAAAGGGCTTTACGTAACGCACAACGTATGATGAAGCTACAAAAAATACGTGGCAAAGGTAAAGGTAAAGGCAAATTACTTACAACACTTGGTGCTGTAGGTATTGGTGCTATACTTAGTAAAAACTTGGAGAAATAATGAACGCAGAATATAAAGCAATTTTAGAAAAAACAATTTGGACATTTGTTGAAGCATTTATCGGTGCATTAACAGTTGCTCCATTGGTAGGTGTAGATGCTGATGCAGTACAACTTGCTGCAATATCAGGTGCGTCTGCAGCTTTAGTAGTAATTAAAGAGTTTGCTAAAAAACAATTAGCTAAACCTGTTAAGAAAGTGAGTAAGTAATGCCTAAAGCAAAACCAGCTAAAAAAGCATCACCTGAAGAATTTAGTAAACGTTTTCAAGAAATGAAATATAAATTAAAAAGCCTTGACCGTACAGATTATCGTAGAACTATTGCAGGTAGAGGTGATACTCATGCTCTTGATGGTGGTAAAACTTTACCTCAATCTCCAGGTAGAAAACTAGCAGCTACATTACCAGTTTGGCAAGACAGAGATGTCAAAAAACGTGGTTCTAAATTATCTAAGTAATGGCTAAAAACGAAGTAGGTCAAGGTTACGCTGGTCTTGGTAAACAAGAACTTAATAAACGTATTAAACAACATTCTGCTTTAAGAGCTAAAGCTTTTTCTACTTATACTCGTCAACAAAAAGACTATGAACAAGCAATGAAACTTGTAGGTGAATTTGGTAGTGACCCATCAAAGAAAAAAGCTGTTGATGAAGTGCATAAGTATGGTGTTGAACAAGGTGTTAAAGCTTATATGAACCTACAAAAAGTTGGTAAATTATCTGAAGGTTTAAGGAAACTTAAAAAAAATAAATAGTCGTCAGCTATTTTCCTTTATATTCTCTTCTTAAAAAACCTTGTAATAAGTCCCTTATAGCTTTACTATGTCCACTTGATTGCCTACCATCATATATGTCATGATGCCATTTGCATAAGATAGCCACATTATTCATATCAAACTTACGTGACTTACTACCCCCCATACCTATACCTTGTATATGAGCTAGCTCTAACCATTTATTATCGTTACAATATGCCCACTCACAGCGTCCTCCAGCCCTTTTAAGAGCTTCTTCACGCATTTGTGACAAGTTATCCATTGACATTATACATAGTATATTTAAGTGTAATTTCTTCTCCTGCTTTAATAGTTCTTAAAGGGAAAAGATGATTAACACCTTGGTCTGGTGATTGGTCCATACGTATTACTTCGCAGTTAGGTGTATCACTATGGTTAATAAAACCACCTAATGGTGTTCTATATATAAATGTATCACCTTGTACAAATACGTGTGTAATACCTAATGAGCTAGCATCGTCAGGATTTTTTACTTTAATTTCTTTATTGGTAAATAAACCTAAACCTTCTATAGGACTTTCTTTTATAGTCATATACTTTGGTAAGGGTCTATAAGTAGGTTTACTATCCATATATTGTAAAATATTTACCTGAAGGAAAGTCCCAAGAATGTAGTATATCTGACCAACGTACACCTTTTTCTTTTATAGTTTCACCTTCATATATTGCATTAGAAACATACATAAACATTTGTGTACTACATTTACCATCAACAAAACCTACACCTTTAGGTAAATCAAGTATCTTTTGTAAGTAACGTAATGTATTTTCAGTTACTTCACCTGCATCTACTCTTGTAGCTGGTCGCATTTCGTGTTCAATATCTAAAGGTAGTTGTGCATTAGTAGCTAATGTAACTCTACGTGGGCATAACTTTGCACCTTCTTCTAGTAAACTACTAAGTTCGTGCGTAGTTTTTATTTCTAAGTTCAATGTTTCTTTATCAATACTGTATGAAATCCATACAGGTGTACCATTTTTATTAGTACCTAATAGTCTTTTACCACCAAATGTATCAATAGTAGTAGCATGTTCTTTCATTTCTTTATTCCATTTGACAAAAGATTTTCTAGCAGCTGATACATCAGTACGATTGTCAATTGTTTTTGTAGAATAATCTGTAAAATTATTCATTATTCTTCCTCCATTTCTGATATCCAATCTTTTATATACATATTTTCTACAACGCTAACAGCGTCATCCCAATCTTTTGCATTAAACCTTACGAGTATTCTGTAGGTTTTATCCATTACTCCTCCTCTAACTGACTTAAATGCCAGTTGTAATCTGTTACAAATTTATCCATAAGAAAACGTAGCTTAATCATATTAGGTGCTACGTTAAAAGTATCGCTACCACAAGCTTGGTCAAATTGTTTTGCCCATACTTTCATAAACTTTGGATTTGTAAATATATTTATTTTTGTAATATCTATTTTTTCTTTCATGATATTTCTTCTTCTAAATCTGCTATACAACTATCGCAGTACTGTACTAATTCAAAATCAGTCATATATGCTTTACCACATATAGTACAAGTTACGTTAAGTACTTCATCTAGTTGTTTACTAAATTGTTTATTAATGTTTTTATATGCCACTAAGTTTCCTTTCTGTAATATAACAATTCATTATTAGTTCCTTTCCAACAATGTTTACTACTGTTCCAATGATGCCAACCATCGTTGTACACCAACCAAGCTGCGTATTTAGTTGCAACTTGTGGATTAGTTCTATTACCCATTATACCTAATTTAGATTTTAACCAAGACCAAGTATTGTCATTGAATTGCCAGAGTCCGACATCCTTAGAGCCATTTGTATTTACCCCTACTGCTTCAGCTATTCCTGAGCTTTCGCAGTATATTATATTTAAAGCTTTAAGAATGTCTTCCTCGGCAAAATATTCATCGACAGTATCGTGCCATTCAATAACATTATTTATTTCATATTGCATATCACGACACGATATATACTCTGTCAAAGAGTTGGGTGTAAGAGCCAAAGGGATAATACACCCAACGATTACTTCTATCATTAGCTAATGGTAGCAGCTTTCGATGAAGGTAATTTAGTACAATAGTAATGTACTAAACCTCTCTTCTTAGAAGGCAAGGTAGTAATTTCATAACCTTCTGCTCTAAGATTATGTATTATTCCACCGAACCTGTGGCAATGTAGTTCTGCCACAAACTCCCAGTTACTAATTGGGTCACTGTCCATAAACTCGGTAAATACCCAAGCTATGAGTTGTGTTTTTGATTTAATATATGCAGGGATTTTTACGCCCCTGAAATATTCTGGTATCATAATTTCCTTTCCACCTTTAGAATTGTTCGATACCCCATTCTTCAGGTATGTCAGAGTTATCTAACCACCAGGACTTACGCCATTTACCAGTATGACCACCGCATATAGCAGGGTCATTGGTAGAACAAACGAAGTCAGGTGACTTGTCACCCTTTTTGCTTTTACGATTATCGTAGACCATCTGTCCACAGAATGGACATTTAAGGTCATCACGATAGCTTTTAGCTTCTTCCATTTTATTTACTATATCTCCTACAACTCCAGATAATTCTGGATTACTATTGTCTGGAGTAATGTCTTTAACTATATCTGCTTCCACGAGTGTTTCAACC